ATCGAGAAAATGCGCATGACCGGCTTTCTCTCGAGGCAGGGGATGAACCCTGCCGCCAACCCCGCTACCGGCGAAGAGAAATGGTACGTCCTCTCGGGCTCGAACCGAGGACCCTCTGATTAAAAGTGCGTGGCGCTAAACGCCGGCACCCCGCCGTTGCTGGGCTTTTCGCCGTTCCAGCCCGGTCGCGCAAGGGCGAAGATGGGCGGTCGTGGGCGGTGAAGTCACCAGCCTATTTGTTCAGCCTCGTCACGGCGAGATATCGCCGGCCGTAGTCGTTCTTGCCGACGAAGTCGAAGGCAGACAGACCAGCCGTCAGGTGAGGCTCCAGAGCGGGTTCGACGTCGTCGTCATTGAACGACAGACCGGCGTCGGCCAACTCCTCCTCGGAGAGATTAAGGGTTTCGCCTGGAGCCAGGCGGTTCAAGCGGTCGGTGATGGTGGCGATTGTTTCCATGATCACCACCCTTAGCCTAAGTCAGGGCCGCGACCCAGCCGCCGGCTTCCATGTGGGCGCTCATCTTGCGGGCGCCGGAGCGGCCGACGGCGGCACCGCCGGTGCCGTAGTGTTTGGCCCAGAGGCGCAGGACGTGAGCTTCGTCCTTGTGCAGCGAGCGCTTGCACACCTCGTTCGCTTCCAGCCCGGCGTCGCGCGCCAGGGTGATGAAGGTGTCGCGGGTGTCCATGAAGTCGAAGGCGCCGTTGAAGTCCGACCCTTCGTCGCCGTCGCCGGTCAGCAGGCTGGGGACCGTCAGGGCCGCATGGGCGCGCACCGCGCGGAAGGCCTCGTTGAACGCTCGGTTCGACCAGACGCCGGAGCGGTTGCGCGGGCTGTCTTCCCGGACGATCAGGCGGGTGGGCGTGACCTTGGCGTCCGCATGGCGGGCGACGATGCGGTTGACGCAAGCGTTGCCGATGGCCAGCAGCGGGATCTCGGACGAGGCGACACCCGTCTTGGCCCGGCTGACGCGCGACACCTGCCACAGGACGGCGTCGCCCTCGACCGTCCTGTGCAGCCGGCGGCGGTCCATGGCCAGCACGTCCTTGAGCGACCAGCCCAGATCCAGCGCCAGCAGGATGGCGTCGCCGATCGAGTGATGACCTGTCGCCCCGGCCGAGGCGACTAGGGCGGCCATTTCCTCGGGGGTGCCGACGCGGATGCGGCCGTCGGGGCGGGTGCGCTCGACCAGTTGGACCGGGTTCACGGCGAAGGCGGCGATCCGCTTCTTGCGTTTCAGCCAGCCGAACCAGACCGAGGCGACCTGCAGCACGCCGTGGGCCATGTTGTGCCCGCGACGTTCGAGCAGCCAGGCGTAAGCCTCGTCGACGGGGAAGTCCTCGTCTTCGTCGTCGGGCGCGGCCAGGGTTTCGATCGGCAGGGCCCGCAGGGCGTCGACGGCTTTCCGATCCTCCGCCTCGTCCTCGCCCCCGGCCTCGACCAAGGCCAGCTGGAAGACATGGATCTTGGATTTGTAATCGGCCTTGGTCGTGTCCGACAGGCCGCCCTTGCCGCGCGGCAGGATGAACTTGTCGCTGACCAGCCATGCGTCGATCAGGGCGCCGATGGAGCGGCGGTCCAGCTTCTGTTGCGGCGTCAGCGCCGAGCCGTCGACGGCGCCCGCCGGGGCGAAGGTGGCCATGTCGGCCGGCACGGGCTGACCCTTCAGCGTCCAGGCGGCGACGGCGGCGTTGATCGCCTTGCAACGCTCGATGGCGTCGCCCTCGGTCAGCCAGGTCTGGCCGCCCTTGCGGTCGCGGGTCGAGAAGTCGACAGGCTTCCACCCCTGGTCGCGGCGCGTCGGCGACGGGAGCCAGCGCGGGCGGCCGTCCCGGTACTGGAAGCCGGCCGGCAGGATGCCGTGCTGGCGCTGGCGGCGCTTGGATGTCTTGCGGGTCAAGGTCGCCTCCTGAGGGGCGTGGACGGCCCAGAGAGGGGCGTCAGGGAAGTTCGGTCAAGTCGCGGATCTTGGGGTCCATGCCGGAGCGGCGGGACTTCCATGTGAACAGGGCGGGGTCGTCGGGATCCGCGGCCTCGACCACGCCCGCCAGATTGGCGCCCTCGGCTGCCATGACGGCGAGGTCGCCGACCTGACCCTTGGTGATCACGGCGCGGGTGGCGGTGGCGATCAGACCCGTCAGCTCCGACTGGCTGATGGGCAGGGTCTTGAGCCGCTGGAACAGGGACCGGCGGATCGAGACGGTGATTTCGCTGACCAGCTGGTCCGGGGTCACAGCAGCCGTTCCCGGGCCAGCAGGGACAGGACGACGGCGTGAAGCCAAGCGGCGACGGCGCCCATCAGAATCGCCCCTTGGCTATCAGGCATACGAAGAACAGCAGGGCGAGGGCGAAGATCAGCATCGACACCCCATATTCGGTCAGCAGGGGGCCTGACCGGCGCGGGCGGGTGCGCGGACGGTTGAACATCAGCGGCCCCCTTTCAGCGCGCGCAGGGCGGCCCGGCCGTTGCGGGCGGCGGTGGGCGCCGTGTCGCGCGGCGCGGGCGCAGGAGCCTCGGCCATGGCATGGACCCGGCGGGTGCGGCGCTCGACCCAGCGGTCCACGGCCTCGGCCAGATAACGGATCGGTTCACCCGGCTCGTTGACCTCGGCCGGGAAGTCCCGATCGCGGGTCCACGGCTTGCGGACCTTACGGAACCGGTCCCGGCTGAGGCCGACGACGGCTGCCGTCTGGTGAGAGTCATAGTAGCGAGCGCTGGCCGGCGGCCGGAAGGTCAGCGGCGTGTGCAGGGGCTGCATGGTCATGCGATCACCACCCCTTTCCAGTCGCGCCAGACCTCGTCGAAAGGCTCCGACATATATTCTTCGCCGGTCTCTTCGTCGAACTGAAGCGCAGCGGGATAATGCTGTGTCCGAGAAGGCAGATGCTCTGTCGAAACAGCATCCACACTGTAAGCTGTATTTGAGCCAAAGGTGCCGTAGAGCGGCGTCCTGAACACGACGGGCAGGTCCAGATCTTCGACTTCCTGAAGCTTCGAGATCAACTGACCGACAGTCATTGTCGCCGGGCGGAACTCGCTCTGTGCGTAATAGGTGGCGCTCATGCCGCCACCGCCAGGACTTCGCCGTGACGCAGGCGACGTTCGAGGTTGTCGGACAGCAGGTCGCCGATGGCGCGGCCGGCGGTGCGGGCGGCCTCGGGCGACTGGATGCGGTCGAAGGCGGCGGCGATCTCGACCGTCCTGGTCTTCTCGCCCTGCTCGATCCGGACTGTGACGGACAGGATGGTGACGTTCGCGGTCATGCCCGACCCTCCGACGCGTTGAAGGCGTCGCAGTCCATGCGGCACTTGCGCAGGGCGGCGGCGGGGCTGTCAGCGAAGCCGAGATAGATCTGGCCGGTGCCGCGCACGGGATTGTAGCAGGGGCTGTGAAGGGTAACGGCGAAGGCGCTTTGGGCGCCGTCGTATTTCAGCAGCCACGACCAGCCCGGGTAATCCGCCAAGACGGTCACCATCTCCTCCGCGAGGGGGTGTGCCATTTCGTCGAGGATGATCTGACCGGCCCGCCCCGCGAGACTGACCGCTGCCGTGTCGGGCGACCGACTGAGGTCAACGCCGAAAGCGCGCCGGGTCTTGCCCCCGCCCCCGTGGCCGCCGAACAGGGCGACTTTGCGGACCTCGGGGTTGTTGGCGGGCGCAGGCATGACCGCGTTGAGCCTCCGGAGTTCGGAATACTTCATGCCGTCACCCATGCGATCAGGTCCCGAACTACTCGGCCGTCCGCGTCAGGCTTGAACTTGGTCCCGTTTGCCGCGTGCCAGGCGTAGAGGGTGGCGTAATCCTTGAAGCCGTCCAGCTTGGCGAAGGCGTCGCCCCAGCGGGCGGCGTCGGGGCTGCCTTGTTCGGCGGCCGTCAGCAGCAGGGAGATGCCGCCGGCTCGGGTCGAGCCGTCCGCCTTGATGTCCGTCACCCGGACCAGGCCTTGAGGGCCGAGAACGACGTGGGCTGTCAGGATGCAGGTGTTCTCGCCCAGCTGGCGGCGCTTCTTCGTGCGGCCGTAGGTCGTGAGCTGCAGCGCCTCGCCGACGCGGGCGTGGCGGGACCGGCCTGCGCGCGGCTCGCGCATCGTCAGGTGCTTTTCGCCGCTGGTGATCGGCTTGGCGAAGCCGGGCTGGAAGTTATAAGCGACCATCAGCTGAGGCTCCTGTGCAGCTGGTTGGCGGCCGCGGCCGCCGAGAGGGCCGCGTCGGCGAGGCGCGAGGCCAGGCCGGGCGCGGCGGGGAAAGGCGGGTCGAAGGCCAGGCATTCGGCGGCCAGGCCGATCTCGTGCAGGGCGAAGGGCTGAGGCCCCGGGCCGTCGCCGGCGTCGACGAAGACGGTGCAGAAAATCAGGTCCGCGTCCGGATCAGCCCGGATGTCGGCCAGGGGCCGCAGCGTCAGGCGGCGCGGGTCGCCGCGCTCAAGCCGCAGCAGCAGATCGCTGACGCGCTCGGTCGTGTGGTCCGCGGTGTCGGGGACCGGATGGGCGTCGAGGGTGGACGTTGTCATGGGTGGTTCCGCGTGGTTGCGGAGCCAGAAGTATGAGTTTGGTTGGTCGTGTCAACTTAATTGTTGTTGTCCTTCGTCGCTGGCGCCCCGCGACAGGGCTGCGATGTTGTGAATATGTTCATGCTGATCGCCGCTCTCGCTCTCCAGGATCCCCAATGGGCCGCCGCTGTACGAAGCGTTCAGGCCGAGGCTGGCGTGGAGATGGCGGCCGGCCTGACCGGGGCGCAGACCGACACCTGTTTTCAGGTCCTGGACCGGCTAGGGGCACTGCATCAGAGGCGGGATGCGCTGGAGGCGCGCCTTGAGCATCTGGCCGCGACCCGGGCCCAGGCGGAAGCGCTCGCGCCGGCCAGCGGAGCCGAGGCGACGGACTGGTACGACAACGCGATGGCGCTGGTCGATCAGCTGCGGGAAGAGATGACGACGGAGGCGCAAGAGAGCGCCCGGGCCGAGCATGCTTTGATGGGCGTGAACCTGACGTTCTGCCGCCCGGCTAGTCGCCCCTGAGGCCGATCGCATAAACCCCGGCGACGGTGTCGAGCGGGATCTTCAGTTCCTGCTCTTCCGGATAAAGCTCGGTCACGACCAGCATTTCGCCGTCGAACCGTTCGAAGCGCTTAACGGCAAAGCCGCCGTCCTTCATCTCGATCACCGCGCCTTGGCCCCGTCGCGCGGGGTGGCGGGGGTTGTAGGTGACGAAGCCGCCAGCCTCCGCATAGGGGAACATCGACATGCCGGCTAGGCGAAGGACGCGTGTGCCCGGGGAGAAGAACCGGGCGAAGTCGATCACTTCGCCGCCGCCCTCGTCATAGACGTTGGGCCGCAGGGCGCCGCCGTGAGCGACGCCGCCCACCGGGATGTTGAGGCTGCTGACCGGGCGCTCCTCGAATCCTGAAGGCGCCGGCGGGGCGACGTCGAGAATGTCTTCCGGGATCCGGGACAGCTCGAAATCGAACTCCTCTCGCGTCGCGTTCACGCTGGCCAACAGGGTCGCGAGCTTGGGCTCGGAGAAGTGGCGCTTGCCCTGCTCATACAGCTGCCAGGCCTGAACGGTCTTGCCGTAGGCCTCGGCCGCCTCCTGCTGGGTCTTGCCCAGACGGCGGCGCACGGCCTTCAGCGCCAAGCCTTTCCGGCGGCGGTCCGATGCTTCGACGTCTCTGAATGCGGCCATGGGCCGGTAAGAGCGTGCTTTGTATGGTGCGGCCAGCGACAACATTGCGACTTTGCCGTTAGCATGACCCTTGTGGAAATACCAACCTAACTCATACTTTTTGGTTGACGAGAGCAACGAAGCAGCGACCTAGGGGGAGTCGAACCGCAAACCGGAACCCCGATTGTGACCGACACCCTCCCCCTTCCTCGCCCTAGGCCCGCCTTCGACGGCTGGCTGCGGCTCGTGTCCCGCGACTACGCCTGGGCCGGCCAAAAGCTGAAGCGCTCGCGGGAATATATTCGCCGCCTGTGCCTGCCGTTCGATGATCCGAACCGGGCCAAGCCGGGCGGCGGGCTGGTCGAGGAGATCGCCCGGCTGACCTCGGGCGCCGTCACCGGCGACGACTGGCACCTGCCGGCGGCCGAACTGATCCGGGATCGCGCGGCATGAGCCACAACCCGAACATGACCAGCACTGAACGGGTGCTGTGGCGTCAGGTGGCGCAGGCGGCCCATGAGGCCGCCCGGGCGCCGGAGGTCGAGGCCAGGGCCAAGGCGCTGAAAAAGGCGCTGGCGGGGGCCGAAACGTGGCGGATGCCGGACCTGAGGCCGTTGCCCAGCGCGTGTTTCCGGGCGTTCCTGTTGCTGGCGCGGGGATTTGCGGCCGAGACGGACCCGAAGGTGCGGTTCGCCCTGCGTGCGCGGCTGGAAGGTCTGGCCGACGCGGCCGGCGACATCCTGGACGGATTGCCGAGCGACGGCGTCGATACCTCGAGCTGGTCCAATCGGGCGGACCTGAAATGACGGTGCGCGCCGCCCTTGAAGCCTTCGTCGCCGCCGGGATCGACCTGCTGGACGCCATGGATGCGGACGGCCTCGACCGTGAGCCCGATAGCGAAGACGAGATCATCAGCGAGGATGACGGCGTCGTCGTCGACCTGCGTCAGGTCGGAAGGCAGTTCGGCTCATGACGATGCTGGCCCTTGTCCCCGATCGGTCCCTGATCCCGGCCCCGGTGGCGCAGCGGTTCGGCACGCCGTCGCGCGCCGCGATCCTGACCGCCCTGGCGGCGGCGGCGGTTCGGCATGGGAACGTCAAGGCCGTGCTGGTCCTCGCCCAGACGGCCCGGCCGCGCAGCCTGTTCAGCTGTGGCGCGCCGCTGCGCTGGCTGGCCATGGCGGGGCTGAGCGCCGTCTATCCGGGCGCCAACGAGGACGCCCTGTTCGCGGCCATCGGCCTGAAGCGGTCGACCGACCGGCGGATGCGCGCGACCCAGCATCAGGTCGCCTGGTCGAACGAGGACGTCACCGTCGTGGCCCGGGCCATCGCCGAGAACGAGGCGGCCCAGCTGACGGCGCGCTGGATCTGGCCGCATGCCTGCGCGGTCGCGGCGGCCGAAACGGGGGCGGACGCCACGGCTGTGGCCACGGTGACGGGGTCGCGGGCGACGCCGCCTCGGGCGCTGGCGCGGGCGCGGAAGCTGGCCGTGTACCTGACGATGACCGAGGGCGACGTGAACCTGACCGCGATGGCGGCGGCGACCGGCCTGGATAAATCCACCGTGCGGTTCCACGTCGAAGGGCTGGCCGACAGCCGCGACGACGATCGCGCCTTGGACGAAACGATCGAGCAACTGACCGTCGCCCTGAGGGCGCGGCTGGACGGGGATTTGAGCCAATGGTGACAGATCCGTTTATCATCGACGGTCCGTGCCTGTGGTCGTTCAGCGGAGGCCGAACCTCGGCTTACATGCTCTGGCGCGCGCTGGAGGCGTATGGCGGCAAGCTTCCCGATGATCATGTCGTCGCCTTTGCCAACACCGGCCGGGAGCGCGAGGAGACCCTGCGTTTCGTCTACGAGTGCGGGTCGCGCTGGGGTGTGAACATCCGCTGGATCGAATGGCGCCCGCCCACGACCTTTGAGGAAGTGGGCTTCAACAGCGCCGACCGCACCGGGAAATGGTTTGCGGAGATGATCCGCCGCAAGCAGGTCTTGCCGAACAGCCAGATGCGCTACTGCACATCCAAGCTGAAGATCGAGCCGATGAAAAAGTTCATGGTCTCGCTTGGCTTCAAGAAATGGACCAACCCCGTCGGTCTTCGCCACGATGAAGGCCATCGCATCCTGGCGCAGGCAGCACGTAACGCGTCGGGTAAGGAGCGCTTCACAGCGGCGTGGCCCCTCGGTCTGGCCAAGGTCAGCAAGCCGGACGTAATGCGGTTCTGGCTGGGGCCATCGGGTCGCTTTCCGTCCACCGACCTGCCGCAGGATTTCGACCTCGGCCTCTACGACTACGAGGGCAACTGCGATCTGTGTTTCCTCAAGGGCCGGGGCAAGCGGGCCCGCTTGATCCGCGAAAATCCCGGCATTGCTGATTGGTGGATGGAGCGCGAAGCCTCCGCCAAGACGAGGTCGCCGGGGGGCGCAAGGTTTGATGCTTACGAGAGCGTCTCCCAGCTTGTCGCCTCTGTTCACGCGCAGCCCATGCTCGTCGATGACGACCTGTTGGATGAGGACGACGACGGTGAGTGCACGACGACGTCTTGTGACAGTGGCGCGGGCGGTGGCGCTGCTCGCGCGGCGCTGCAGCGCGACTATGAGCGGAGCCTCGCCGCATGACCGAGCTGCGCCCTCTCCCCTACCCCTGGCCGGAGGTGAAGCATCGCCTTCAGAAGTCGTTGCCGGCGGTGCTGGAGCGGCTGGGGCTGCGCTATGCCGAGGCGTCGACGGCCGAGACCCTGCACCCGCTGAACCCGACGCGGAACGACAAGCGGCCGGGCAGTTTCGTGATCTGGACGCAGGGGACGGCCGCCGGGGCGTGGAAGGAATACGCCGGGGTCGCCGCCAAGGGCGATCTGTTCGACCTGATCGCCTATGTCCTGAGGCTGCAGGCCAAGATCGACGCCTATTGGTGGGCGCTGGAGTTCCTGGGCCTCGATCGCGGCCGGGTGCGGACCAAGGCAGAGGACATCCAGGCGCGCGAGCGGCGGGAAAAGGATGCGGCGGCCGAGCTGGTGAAGAACGCCGCGGCGGCGAAGGCACGGCAGGGCCTGTTGTTCGGCCTGTGGATCGGCCTGCCCGGGATCAAGGATACGCCGGCCGAGCACTATCTGAGGGCCGTGCGCGGGATCCCGATGGAACGGCTGCAGCACTGGCCGGGTGCCCTGAAGTGGGCGGATCAGGTCGAATGGGTCGAGCCGGAGACGGGCGAGGTCTTCGAATGGCGCAACGGCATGATCAGCGCGATGACGGCGGGCAAGGCCGTGACGGCGCTGCACCGGACCTGGCTGAAGGCCGACGGATCGGCGAAGGCCGGGCGGGGCAAGGACAAGACGATGATCGGGACCGCCAGCGGCGCAGCGATCCGGGTCAGTCCGGGGCCCAGCGGCCTGTCGCCCACGCGGGCCGAGGCTAAGGGCCGCAGGGATCCGCTGGTCATCACCGAGGGGATCGAGGACGCCCTGACCCTGGCCGTCGCGCGGCCGGACTGCCGCGTCTGGGCGGCGGGGTCGCTGGACCTGATGCGGCTGTTCGACTGGCCGGGCTGCGCTAGTGCCGTGGTCCTGTGTGCCGACAACGACTGGGACAAGCCCGAGGCCATGGCCGGGTTCGCCCGAGTCGAGACGCACTGGCGGCGTCAGGCCTTGGGCTTGAACAGGGCCGTCCACGTGGTTCGCGCCCAGGCGGGCAAGGACTTCAACGACTTGGTGAAACCATGAAACCGCGTTTTGCGACTGCGAGAGGGTCTGTAGCCCCTGCGCTTGGCTTCTTGGTCCAGCCGCTCCTTGTGTTTTCTCAGCCTATCAAGGTTCGTCTCGATCCGCCCTCTGTTGAAAACGGCATTAGGATTGTCATTGAACCGATCGAGCAGCACCACGAGATGTCGGGTGGTCACGCCGCTGGCCAAGAGTGCGCCGGCCGTACCGGGGGTAGGCATTCCGGAAGCATCCAAGGCGTGGAAGGTTTCCAGCACGGCCGCTTGATCAAGAACCCGACGAGAGCTTGCTGTAAACCGTCGCGTTTTACTATCGTCCAGCCCCTCAATCCGTTCGAGCAGTCGGACGAAATGCTGAATAATGACGTTGATGTGGGCCGAGGCGGTCCTGAGAAGTACTACTTCCTTGGCTCGCGTATCGCGGCTGTTTCGATTTGCGAGGCTGATCGCCCACATCAAGGCGAGAAAAGAAAAAATCGCACTCCACGCAGGCCAATAAAGCCACTGGGTCAGGTTCGCGAGGCTGATCCACCACGCTGGCGGGTGTTCGAAAGTTGGCATGTTTTCCCCTCTAGTTGCGCGTGCGTCTGATGACAACCGATCCCTTCGCCGCCATCGCTGCGTCCCTGCCCTCGTTCGAGGAGGAGGACGAGGCCGCCCTGACGCAGATCCTGCGCGAGATGTCGCTGGAGGATCCGATGCGCGGGTTTCCCATGTCGGTCGAGGTCGCCAGCGGTCACATGGACGAGGTTCTGCCCGGTCAATGGCGGTACGGCCACGTCACCTTCCGCACAGGCCTGCCGACCAACTGTCCGGTGACGCCGTTGGGCAAGCTGGCGACGCTGTCGGGGACCACGTACTTCTTTCTCGACACCCTGGGCGAGGTCGCCGTGCTGGCCGAGAACGCCGGCAAGGGCAATATCGCGAGCCTGTTCAGCGGGCGGCCGAAGTATCTGGAATGGGCCTGGCCCCGCCTGTCCGCCCCGCGAAAGAAGGGCGACCCGTGGGAGGTCAAGGGCTGGGAAGCGGACGAGGCCCGCAACGACCTGTTCGCGGCCTGCGCGTACATGGGCACGTTCGAGCTGGAGGACCGGGTGCGCGGCCGCGGGGCGTGGCGCGACGAGGGCGGCGGTCTGATCTTCCATGCCGGCGACGCCGTGCTGATCGACGGGAAGTGGCGGCCGCCGGGGGCCCATGGGCGCTACATCTATCCGGGACGGCCCAAGATCGGCCGCCCTCACCGCAAGCTGGAGAGCCAGGGCGAGGGTTCGCCCGGCGACATCCTGTTGCAGGGGCTGCAGAGCTGGAACTGGGAACGGCCGCAGCTGGACCCGCGCCTAGCGCTGGGCTGGGGAATGACGGCCATGGTCGGAGGGGCCCTGGAGCAGCGGCCCGTCGCCTATGTCACCGGGACCGAGGGGGCGGGGAAGTCGACGTTCCAGAAGCTGTTGCGGTTCCTGATGAACGGCGCCCTGCTAGCCACGTCGAACACGACGCAGGCCGGGATCTATCAGAAGGTCAAACAGGACAGCGTCGCGGTGCTGGTCGACGAGATGGAGGCCAAGGAGGACACCCGGACGACGGACAAGATCCTGGAGCTGGCTCGCGTCGCCTATTCCGGGGACAAGATGCAGCGCGGCGGCAAGGACGGGATCGGCCAGGAGTTCAGCGTGAACTCGAGCTTCCTGATGTCGTCGATCGCCATGCCGCCCGTCGACGCCCAGGACGCCAGCCGCATGGCGGTGCTGATGTTGCGCGAGCGGGTGCGGCCGACGGCCGTGGACGGGCAGAAGCCGGTCGACATCCTGACCTCGCTGGGGCTGAAGGACGAAAAGCGGGTCAAGGAAATCGGGCGCCAGCTGCTGATGCGGATGGTGGCCTGGTTCGGTCTGGACGGTAATCGGTCACGCTGGGACCTGCTGGTTGACACCTTCCGGGCCGCCCTTGTCGAGAGCGGGCACAGCGACCGGGCGGCCGACACCTTCGGGACGCTGGCCGCCGGCTATCATGTCGCGCTGAGGGACAGCATGCCCGACCAGACCGAGCTGGACGAGTGGGTCAGCCTTCTGCAGCACGACACTTTGGTGGAGACGTCGGGCAAGGAGAAGACCTGGCGCCGGTGCTTCATGCACCTGATCGAGGCGCAGCCGGAGAACCTGAGGATCGGCACGCACAAGTCGGTCGGATCGGTGCTGGTGGGCTGGCGCAACCAGTGCGATGGGGCGACAGGGCCGAAATCGAACCTGGACGACGTGCTGTTCGTGCTGAAATCGTTCGGGATGACGATCAGCTTTGGCAAGGACCAGTTCAGCGCCCCGAACCCCGAGACCTGGCAGTACGCGCGCCTCTTCATTCCCGCCAAGCACCCGGGACTGAACACCCTGTTCGCCGGGACGCCCTGGGCCGGCCGGATGGGTGCGCCCGGGCCTTGGCTGGGCGTGCTGCGTCAGATGCCCAAGCATCTCTGGAAAGAGGGCAAGTGCGACAAGGGGCTGGACCGCAAGGCCAGCGGCGTCTTCATCCAGCTGGCCGAAGCGCTGGCGTGGGATGACGCGGACGCGTTGCCGATCGCGGCCTGAAAGCCGCGCCAGCGGCGTCGGGAGGCCGCCAGGCCGACCACCTAGCATACAGGAAGGCCTTGCACGCGACAGCGTGCGGGGCCTGACCGCGTCGCCGACCCGGCGACGCACCGCATCCCTCAGCGAGCCCTCGGCGAGCGCCCACGCAGCGCCCGCTCGGGCGCGGTGCGCGTGGGCTCCGCATGACTGTCTGGACGCGCCCTGACCCGTGTCCAGAGGGCTGGAGATGTGTCCCCCGTCCCTCCCCGACCCTCGCCCGGTTAGCGAGAATAGGCGCTGCGCCATGGGTCAGGGGAGCCTCGGATCCGGTTCTGTGGTTCTGGACACAGTTCTGTGTTTTGGCGAGCGCGATCAACGACATGACCCGGTGACAGAACCGTAGAACCGTAGAACCGGACGCGGCGTCCTCATGCGTGAGGGATTGCGCCCTTTGTGTCGCACATGGCGAGAAAGACAGAGTTCTACGGTTCTATGGTTCTATGGTTGCCTAGAGCGTGGAAAAGCCGAAACAATCCATAGAACCGGCCAAAGAACTCGCCAGAACCCAATAAAATAGGGGTCGAATATGAATACCCCCGCCCTACCGGGGCTCGCACCGGCGCCCAGGCGGGGGCCGGGCCGGCCGAAAGGATCCGGAAACAAGCGATCGGGCGACCTTCAGAGGTACGTCGAGGCCCAGTATGGCGGGATGACGCCGGGGCAGCAGTCGGCCCAGATCGGCCTGGTCACGGCGACCGAGCTGCGGGCGCAGGGCGGCAACCTGATGATGGCCATGGCGAAGAAGGCGCTGGAGCTGGCCCTGGTGCTGGGCTGCGAGGGCAAGGAGGCCTGGCTGTTGATGCAGCGGGAGCGGGCGGACCTGTTGCCCTACATCCACCAGAAGCTGGCGACGAAGGAAGCGCCGAAGGACGGCGACGCGCCGACGCACACCTATGTCGCCATCCCGATGGAGGCGGGCACGGCGGCCGGCGACGGCGAGGGCGCAGGCGAGTGGGACACGCCGCCCGATCTGCTGGATTATCAACAGGTTAGCGTGATCGAAGGCGAGCAAGTCACCGAACCAAAGTCACCAGACGACAGCCAAGGCGTTGATAACGCGGACGATTGATGGCTGAGCGCCGCTGATCAGAAATCAGTGGCGCATCCCCCTGCCGCCGGACCCCCTGCCCCCTTCGCGACCCCCCCGCCCCCGTTTTCGGGCGGCCCCGGTTTTCAGGTGGGGTGTCCTTCCGGCAGGTTCTCGCCCTCAGGCCCCGTCCACCCCCCGTTTGGGCACGGCCGAAACTCATTCCGACGCGAAGGGTCAGGGTGAGGGTTTCGGATGTCTGCGGTTGCGAAGGTCGAACGCCGGGCGTGGAACTTCGCCGGGCCGGTCGCGCGCCGGTTCGAGTTCGACCGGTCGCAGCTTGCTTTCATTGTGGGGCCAACGGGCGGCGGCAAGACGATTGCCGCGGCGCGCCGCTGTCTCCGGACTGCTCTCTGGCAGCACCCTAGTCCGCGTGACGGGTGGCGTCGAGCCCGCATCTATGTGGTCTGCCCGACGTACCGGATCGCCTGGGACAGCGTGATCCCGTCGTATCTGAAAGTCTTCGTGAAGGAGACCGACCAGCCGCTGGTGAAGGAGAACCCGGCGAACGACAACGGCACGCGGGCCTCGTGGAAGGGGGCCAAGGGCGACCCGGCCGACCATGTGTTCCAGATGCTGGGGGCGGGTCCGGACGGTCTGGGCCCGGTCGAGGTCGAGGTGCGCTTTCGCGCGGTGCAGGACGTCGACCTGGACGAGTTCTTCCGGGGGAAGGAATGCACGGCCTTCTGGCTGCCCGAGGTGGACACCCATGTGCAGTCCAGCATCCTGTCGTACTGCGCCAACCGGGTAGGGCGCTATCCGGAGCCCGACGACCGGCCCGACAATCCGCCCAGCAAGGCCTATATGGGCGTCTGGGGCGACGCGAACACGCCGACGATCGGCAGCTGGTTCCAGAAGGACTATTACAGCGCCGCGAACGACAACAGCTTCGCCCTGCACAAACAGCCGCCGGGCTACGACCCCGACACGGCCGACGGCTTTCACCCAGGTGCGGAGAACAAGGCCAACCTGGCCAAGATCGACCCCTACTACTACCGGTCCATGGCCGCCCGGATGGAGGCCCACGACGTCGCCCGCCTGCTGCAGTGCAAGCTGACCTACGGCCGGATGGGGACGCCGGTGCACGGGGCGTTCGACGAGACTGCCCACGTCAGCCCTCAGACCATGGAGCCGGATCCCGAACTGGCGGTGATCATCGGCGTCGACGTCGACTTCAAGGGTGCGGCCGTGTTCGGCCAGCGCAGCCTGTTCGGCCAGTGGCGGGTGTTCGCCGAGGTCGTGGCCGAGGACGCGCCTGACGGCGAGCTTGACGTGATCGGCTTTGCCGATGCGATCCTGAGCACGATGAAGACCCGGTTCCCGCGCTGCAAGCGGGCGATCATCGTCGCCGACCCGGCCGGCAAGAGCCGCTCGACCATGAACAAGCAACTGTCGTGGATCGGGGAGCTGCAGCAGCGGACGCGCATCACGACCGTTCCGGCGCCATCGAACGACACGAAGCTGAGGCGGACGGCGCTGGCGCGGCCGCTGAAGCGTCGGGGCGGCTTCCTGTCTGACCCGTCGTGCGTCTGGCTGAACACGGCGCTGAACGGCGGCTTTCACTACCCGAAAAAGGCCAACGTCACCTCCACCTCGGCCAAGAAGAACGAGTATTCATCGGTGGGCGAGGCCTGTGAGTACATGTGCCTGGGCGGCGAGGGGATCGAGGACCGGGCCGGGCTGTTGCCGACCATGGGTCTGGACAGCCCCGGCGCCAGCAATGTGGTCGAGGTGGTCTTTGACTGACCCGTCCCCCCCCGGTTTCGCCCGCACGATGGTGCGAGCATGAGCTTTCTCCGCCGTCAGAAGGTCGCCGCCCCGCCTCGTCCGGTCGATCCGGCCGATACGGCCAACCGCATCGACCAGGTCCGCAAGAAGCGCCTGGCGACGGGCGGGAGGGCCTCGACCTTCCTGAGCGAAGCCGTCGCCACGGCGGCCACGGCGGCGCCTGCGCCGACCCTGACGGGCGTGGGCTGACATGACGGCCGCCATGCCGACCCTTTCGAAGCGCGGGCGGAACATCCGCAATAGCTGGGAGGACAGCCAGCAGCAGCGGCGTGCGTTCGAGCCCGGCTGGCAGATGGTCAGCGACTATTTCTATCCGTCGACCAACTTCACGGTGACGGCGACCCAGCCCGTGGTGCGCCGCGCGCGCCGGATCGTGACCAACACGCCGCGCCAGAACCTGAAACAGGCGGCGGCCCTGTTCGTCGCCTATGCGATCGACGTCACCGCGCCCTTTCTCGCCCCGAACGTCAACCGGGGCATGGCGCTGAGCGGTCGCGCGATCTGGACCAAGGGTCCGGATGGCCGGAAGCTGGAGCTGGACGACGCCAGCCGCGACTATCTGGACGATCTGCGCTGGCAGTATTTCGATGCGCAGATGCTGCCCCAGTCCGGGTTCGTGCCGGCGACGGTGCGGTGCGGCCTCGAGTTCCTGGCGTTCGGCAACTGCGTCCAGTGGACGGGCCGCAAGCGCGGTTTCGGCCCGCGCTATCAGCACATGCCGCTGCGCAGCTGCTGGTGGATGCGGAACGAGGCCGACGAGGTCGACACCCTGTTCCGCCGCTGGCGTCTGCCTGTCTGGCGGCTGGTCCAGACCTATCCGCTGGCGCTGGATCACCCGAAGATCGCCGAGCTGGCCAAGGATGACGCCAAGGCCCGGACGGAGGTCGAGGTTCTGCACCTGGTCCAGCCTCGCGACGGCGGCGTGGCCGGCGCGGTGGCGACCAACAAACCCTTCGCCAGCCTGACGCTGCTGCCCGGTCATGACTTCTTCGAGATCAAGGAGGAAGGGTACGACAGCTTCCCCTATCAGGTGGCCGGAATGGACGCCTGGGAGGGCAGTCCGTATCGCACCGGGCTGGGGTTCGACGCCCTGCCCGACGCCATGGCCCTGAACCACTTCTCGGGCGGGATGGAACGGGCCATCGACCTGTTGAACGACCCGGTGTCGTTCGCCCCGACGCGCCTGTTCGGCAACCGGCTGGACCGGCGCCCGGGCGCGGTGAACACCTACGACCCCGTCAACCTGGGCTTCCAGTCGATGAAGGACGCCGTCCAGAAGATGGACGTGGCCGGCGACCCCAGCTGGGCCGAGCGCCGGTGCGAGCGGCTGACGGACAATATCGAGAAGGTGTTCTTCGGCAACTTCACCAATCTGAGGGATGCGGCCAACGTCACGGCCGAGGAGATCCGGGAACGGCGCGACCTGCGCACGCGGGCCCTGTCGTTCCTGGTCCCGGCGTTCGACCGCGACCTGTTCGGCAAGGGCGCCGACCGGGGCCTGTCCGCCCTGATCGAGGAGGATCTGGTTCCCGCGCCGCCGCCGGCCCTGTCGGCCGTCGATGTCGACTGGGATTACGCCGGGCCGCTGGCCAAGGCGCAGATGCTGACCCAGGTGGACGGCGCCCTGAGGCTGATGGACGCCGCGGCGACGGCCAAACAGTTCGACGACACCGCCAGCGACATCGTCGCCGTGCATGAGGTGCTGCGCACGATCAACGACAGCCTGGGCAACGCCCCGGGCATGATCAACAGCCGCACCGTGGTGGCCGAGAAGGCCGCCGCGCGCGCCGAGGCGCAGGCCCAGCAGCAGGAAAACGAGACCATGACCGCCGAGGCGACCGCGCTGCGCGACGCCGGCCAGGGCATGGCCTCGATCGAGAACGCCGGACAGCAACCCCGCATGGCGGCGTAATGAAGGAGACAGGCCTTGAGCAAGCTGAAGTTACCCCGAACTGACCGCATGGGCTTGGTCGGAGCCCTGATCCGGGTGGATCAGGCGATCGATGCAGCCAAAGAGGCGAATGCGGAAACCGTCACCCTGCACATCGACGACATCTCCGCATATGTGATCGAGGCCAACAGTTGTCGCGACAGCATCGCGCTGGGCCGCAAGGAGTGGCGCGAGCGCTGGTTTGGAAGCGGCCCTGACAGGGGTTCCATGATCTGCGCGGTGACGGGGCCATTCGACCTTCATGGTGAGCAGATCGCTCACTTCGGCGACGCCGAGGGCATCCACCAAACCGTCAGCAAGATCGTCCTCCTGCACAATGCGCGACTGTCAGAGCACGAAAGCGCGCGATGACCGACGCCGCCGACGACACCCCGGAACTCGAGCCCGCACGCGGGTTCGACAGCGCGCGGCTGATCGCCGAGGTGCGGCGGGGCGATCCGGTTGCCATCGGCGAGGCGTACCGGATGACGTTCGGCACCGCGCTGGGCCGGGTCGTCCTGCTGCACGCCCTGACGACCATCGGCGAGATCGGGGCCGCCCGCGCGGCCGAGACCCCGCTGGAGAGCAACCACAAGAACGGGCGCGGCTACGCCGTGCTGACCATGGCCAATCTGGCCGGCTTCGACCCGGTCGCCATCGCGGCGGCGGGCCTGACCCAAACGCTTGAAGGAGCAGACTATGAGCACGGATACGGGCGGAACGACCGCCACCACGACGGCGGACCCCGCGTCGACTTCGGCGACGACGACTTCACCGGCGGCGCAGACGACCCAGTCGTCGGACCCCAAGGCTTCGACGACCCAGGCTGACCCGAACGCCTCTACCACCACGACCACGACCGACGATGCGCCTTGGCAGGACAAGCTGCCCAAGGCGCTGGCCGAGGATCCGCTGTTTCGCGGGTACAAGTCGGTAGACGACCTGGCCCAGGCGCACCAGCATCTGACGAAGCTGAAGGGCGCGACGGCGGCCGAGTTGCTGAAGATCCCGTCGAAGCCGCAGGACCAGGCCCCCGAGGACTGGGCGCCGATCCATAAGGCCCTGGGCGTGCCCGAGGATCCGAAGGATTACGCCATCGCCCTGGCGCCCGAGGCGGCGGCGGACACGCCGGAGCTGGAAGGCATCCTGCGCGAGCTGGGCGGCAAGGCGAAGTTCCAGCCTGCGCAGATGGCGGCCGTGATCGACACCCTGAACGGCCTGGGCCAGAAGGCGGCCGAGGCCGAAAAGGCCGAACTGGTCGCCCTGTCCGAGGAAGTGACCACGACGCTGAAGAAGGAACAGGGCGCGGCCTATGACGGCAACGTCCGGGCCATCGGCAAGCTGATCCGCGAAGGCATCGACGCCAGCCTGGGCCACATCAAGGATCCGGCGGCGAAGGCGGCGGCGGCGGAGGAGGCGGCGGCCGAGCTGGAGACGAAGCTGGGCTCGAACCTGACCCTCGCCCGCATCCTCGCCCACGCCGTCGGCAAGATGGCCGAACCGGAAGCGCCGGGCGGCGGGAATGCAGGAGGCGATACGAGGCAGCTGACGCCCGCAGCCGCCAAGGCGGCCCTCAACGCCTTCTACGCGGACAGGGAGAAAATGACGGCGCTGAACACCAAAGGGCATCCGCAACATGCGGCGGTCCTGGCTGAACGCGCTGCTCTGCTGACGCAGCAACGCGGCGAAAAACGCCCGGACGCTGTCAGCTAGAAATAGCGGTTGACGGCTGGGGCAAATCACCTCAGCCGTTAACCATTCTCTTCGCCGGAGACCGCGCAAGCGCCGGAGCCCGGAGACGACGCCCAGACGAGCGCATCGTCAGGCACGCACGGCAACAGGCCGAGACTGCAGCCGATGAAAAACCAGACCCGTTTCATCGAATGCAGGAGCGCGCGCGCCCATGGACTATTCACAAATTACCCAAGCCGACGTTGACGGCTTCCGCTCCAACCTGAGCATGGTGCCTCAGGAAACCGAGAGCATCTACCTGCCTCACGTCGATAGCGACCTCGCCTATTCGGAAGAGGGCAAGTCGTTCAACGTCGACGCCATCGGCACGTCCGATCCGACCGACATCGACACCGTCGTACCGGACAGCCCCGAGGGTCTGCTGGAGATGACGCGCCGCGTCGGTTTCTTCAAGCAATACCACGACGGCAAGTTCATCGAGACCGTTCAGAAGGTGCACCAGCTGCAGGACCCGACCAATATGGTCATGTCCTCGATGCGGGCCGGCAAGTTCCGCAAGATCGACACGAAGATCCGCGAGAGCTTCTTTGCGCCCGCGCGCATCGGCGAGCATGGCGAGGACATCCTGAACTTCCCGTCTGGAAAGATCATCGATGTCGCCAGCCGTACCCGCATGCACACGCTGGAAGTCTCGGCTGTCCCCGCTTCGGGCGCTCTCCCCATCACGCTGGGCAAAATCCTGGCTGCGCGCGCCATCATCCGGAAGACCAAGATCCTCAAGCTCATGCAGGGTGCGAAGATCAAGCTGGCCCTTCGCGAGGACGATCTGACCCAGCTGCTGACGACCATCCCCACCACGAGCAGCGACTACGCGTCGGCCAAGCGGCTCGAAAGCGGCGAGCTGACCCATCTCTGGGGCATCGACTTCGTGTTTGATGACGATGTGCCGCTGAAGGCCGGGTCGGCGGACACCTACATCCTGCCGATGTGGGTCGATCGCGTCATGCAGTACCGGTCCCGCGAACTGCAGGAAGCGGACATCGTCCGCCGGGCCGACAAGTCGATGACGCCCTGGGCCTACTACCGGTCCGAACACGGCGCCGCGCGCGGCTGGGACGAAGGCGTCGCCGGCATCGAGGTCAAGGACCTGGCCTAACTGCTGAACCGGGCCGGTCTTGAAGGATCGGCCCATTCTCCTGATTGGCCGAAAGGCCCGCGGACCTTGAAAGGCCGCTGTGATGACAAGGGAAGACACCCATGACCCGCTTCATCGGCGCTATCCTCGGAGCCGCCCACGCCGCGAACAGCGGCGCGGTTGGCTCGCTGACCGACCCCTACTTCTGCAACGGCCGCGTGGCCCGTATCCTGAGCGATTACTTCACCGGCGACGTCGCCCAGGACGATTACATCAGCCTCGGCTATGTGGATTGGACCACGCGCTTCGACGCGATCTCCACGATCGACTTCGACGACATGGGCACCTCCATCACGTTGGACGTTGGCGTTGCGCTCGATCCGGACTGCCTGATCGCCGCCCAGGATGTCGCTACGGCGGCCGGCTCGGTCTCGCTGCTGAAATCCGTGGCCATCGCCAACCGGCGCAAGCCTCTGTGGCAGCTCGCCGGATACGCGACCGCTCGCGCCGCCAAGGAGGCCACCAAGGCCGATGGCAGCCGTGCCGAACTGCGCGCCACCCTGAAGGGCGGCAATCCCGGCGCCGGGACTATCGCCTGGTCGATCTACGGTTCGCCCCAGTAAGGGGCCGCCCCATCGGCGCGCTCGCCGGATTGCTCGTCTAACAGCGCGCCGCATCGGGGGCGGGAGGGGTCGCCGCCTCTCCCGCCCCTTGTCATTTCAGGAAGACCTCATGTCGGACGCCGCCACCCTGCTGATCAACGGAGCCCTCGTGCAGCTGGGGGAGGATACGGTCGCGTCGATCAGCGGCGATCCGCCGCCCAGCCGCGTGGTGAAGATCCTGCCGCACCTTCAGCCGGCGATCGACGCGGTGCTGGTGCGCTATGGCTGGCTGTGCGCGCTGGAATACACCACGCTGACCCCCAGCCCCCATATTCCCGCCAACTGGCGCTTCCCGTTCTCCTATCTGGCCCCGGAGGGAGCGCTGCGCTTCTGGGAGGTGGCGCGCGTCAGCGGTTGGGAACGAGGCGTCTGGCAACGACCCGACGGCGTCGCAGCGCCCATCCTGCGGGCGACGGAGGGGGGAGCCATCAACATCAGCTATGTCAAGCGCCGGGATGCGGATGCTCTGGACGCCAATGTCGCGGACGCCGTGACGTTCGAGCTGGCGGCCCGCGCGGCGCGGCCGATCGGCGGATCCACCGAACGTGCGCTGGAGCTTCGAAAACTCGCGGACCAGGCCATTCTGGCGGCCATGGGCACCGATGGTCAGGACGCCCGCGCCGACGACGTGATGCTTGTCGATCGCGTCGCCCAGCTGAGAGCGGGCGCGCTGTAAGCATCCGTCCACCCCCCGTTTGGGCAGGCCGACTATCGGGGCATGAGCAGACAGACCGGGTTTCAGAACGCCTTCAACGTCGGTGAGCTGGGCCCGGATGCGTGGGCGCGCAGCGATCTGGCGCAGTTCAGCAAGGGCTGCGTCATGGGCTTCAACATGATCGGCCGCGTCGTCGGTCCGACCGGTCGTCGACCGGGGACGTGGATGGTCGGACAACCGAAGTTCGCCGACAGGGCCTCTCGCCTCGTGCCGTTCCGCCGGTCGAGCGCGGACGCGCTTTTTCTGGAGTTCGGCGACGGTTACTGTCGGCCCTGGACGGTCGACGGCGAGCGCGTGCCGACCGGCGTTGGCGGCTTCGTCGAGTTCGCCTCGCCCTGGACGGCGGCCCAGCTGGAGGGCCTGAGATGGCGTCAGATCGGCGACGCCGTCTTCTTCACGCACCGCGACGGCCTGCGTAGCCACACGCTGACGCGGCAGTCGAACGTGTCCTGGACGCTGGCGCCGACGGTCTTCATCGACGGTCCCTGGCGCGGAGAGAACGGCGACGAGGATCATATCCTGACCTTCGACGGCACGCTGCTGAACAGCAACAAACCCCTGTTCAGCGTGACCCATGTGGGCGCGCTGTTCCGCCTCAGGGCCAACGACGGCAACCCGGGCATCCTGTCGTGGGAGCCGGGAGAGGAAAACATTCCAAACGGCGCCCAGCGGCTGTCCAACGGCCGGATCTATCAACGGGTGGGCTCAGCCGACGACGGGGGCAACACACCGCCCGTTCATGACAGCGGCACCGTTTCGGACGGCAAGGTGCTGTGGGCCCATGTGAGCGACGGCGCGGCTGTGCTGCGCATCCTGTCCACGTCCGGAGGATACAGCGCCACGGCCCAGGCCCTGACGGGCCTGCCGGACGGGCTGGAGACGGGAACGCGCTATTGGGCCGAGGGCGCCTATTCCGACGTCAGAGGCTGGCCGACCGCGCCGCCGGCCGTGCGCGAGGAGCGGCTGGCCATGGCGGCGCCCGCGAGCGAACCAGACGCCATCGACTTCACCCGGACCGCGGGGTTCCGACCGTCCGCGCTGGATTTCAAGCCGGGACTGGGCACGGGGCGGGTCGTCGACGACGACGCGGTGCGCCGGTTCGTCGGTGACGAGCGCAACCGCATCGTCTGGCTGGCAGGCACCACCTTCCTGATGGCCGGGACGACCGACGGCGAATACCTGATCAGCGGGGCAACGGTCGACGATCCGATCAGCCCGGCCGGCTGCGTCGCCCGCCCGGTCGGCGAGTACGGCAGCGTCGATGTCATGCCGGTGCTGGCCCATGACACGGTGATCTTCGCGGCCGCCGGCGGCGAGACCCTGAGGTTCGTCGGGGTCGCCCCCGACCAGACACTGAGCGCCGGCGATCTGAGCGTGGTCGCCGGGCACATCACCGGGCGAGGCCTGGCCGAGCTGACGTGGCTGAAACAGCCCATGAACCTGTTGTGGGTCAGGTTGGCCGACGGCGGTCAGGCGTCGATGACCTATCACGCCGAGCAGAACGTGCTGGGCTGGAACCGCCAGGGCATCGGGGCGCGGACACCTCCGACGCCGGAGCAGCCGCTTGCGGGCGGGATGGTGCTGGAGAGCAGCTGCGTCGTCCCCGGACGAAACGGACGGCCCCGACTGATCATGATCGTCCGCAGACAGAAGGCCGACGCGATCCAGCGATTGATCCTGAGGCTGGCGGATCCGGAGGAGCGTCTGTTCCTCGATGCGGCGGAGCGGTACGCCGGCGCCGTGACGACCGGCGTCGATGGGCTGGATCATCTGGCGGACGAGACCGTCACCCTTATGGCGGCCACGGGCGCCATCGCCGCCGTCGCTCCCGGCAAAGGCTGGGGTGAGTATCGCGACCGGTCCGTCAGCAGCGGGGGGCAAGCGCTCTTGCCCTCGGACACCACTGCGGCGGCCATCTATGCGGGACTGCCCTTTCTCAGCCGCTGGGAGGGCCTGCCGCCCGAGCTGGCCGGGCCGGGTTCCACCGCTGGAAGGCTGGTCAACTACAAGCATGTACACATCGTCCTGGAAGCCGGGACGGCCGAGACCGGAACCGTCGGAGAGGAGGGCGACAGCCTGACCGACCGGCTGCTGAGCCGCGAGCCGGGCGACGTGGACGGGCCCGTCGTCCGCCGCCAGACGTGGCGATCGGCCCTGCTGGGCGGGGCCAGCCGCGACCGGCGTTATTTCGTGCAGACGGACAGCGGGTTCGACCTGGTCATCCATTCGATCCGCGCCACGGCGGACGTCGATGGATAAGGCCGTGGCTTGGGCTGACCGCGTGGCGGGCGGCGCGCCGCTCTGGCCGTTCGTCGGTCCCGGCGATCTGACCCTGCGCGCCTTCTCGCCCACCGATCCCCTGCGCATCGACGCCCGGCCGGATTTCGCACTGGAGCATCGGCTGGCGGGGGAACCGCTGTTCGGCCCGGAGCGGATCGTGGGGCCGTGCTGGACCCTGACCGACGGCGCCCGGAAATGGTCGAAGCCTCTGGCGTGCGGCGGACTGGAGCCGCACGGCCATGGTCGGTTCACCGGCTGGTTGTTCGCCAGCGACCTGAGCCCGCGCGGCTGGGTCATGATCCGGGCCGCGTTCCGGTCGATGATCCGCGAGACCGGCGCGCGGCGCGTGGACGTCACGGTGCGGGCGCCGGCGGCGGCGGGCGACTGGCCGACGGCTCTGGGCGCGTGTTCGTTCGCCGAGGTTCTTGGCCTGAAGCGCGAGGGTCTGATGAAGGGTTTCGGGCCTGACGGGTCCGATTATTGGCTATTCGGGGGAGTGTTCTGATGGTGGCGCCGGTTCTGTTGGCGGCGGGGGCTCAGGCGCTGGGGTCCATATTCAAGGGCCTCGGCGGCTATCGGGCGGGCAAGGCGAAGGCGAAAGCCCTGGGCTATGCGGCGCGGAACGCCCGCCAGGAAGCGGGGGTTCAGGCCTCGATCCAGCTGGAAGACAGCGACAGGATCGGCGCCCGCGCGGCGACGCTGGCGGCCGCATCGGGCGGGGGAGGCCTGCAGGGATCGGCGCTGGCCGTGATCGACGATCTGGCGCGCCAGGGCATGTACCGGGCACGCCAGACGGTGCGCGACGGCCTGAGCGCGTCGGTGGCGCTGAAGAACGACGCTGTGACCGCGAAGCGTCAGGCGGTCGCGGATCTGACCGCCGGGTTCATCGAGGCGGGGACGAGCTTTCTGGGCGCCGCCGGACAGGCGGCGCAGGCCCGTCGTGGCGGGGGATACTGAAGATGGCCGCGAAACTTCCCCAGTCGATCGAGCAGCCGGGCCCGAACGGAGCCGTCAGTCGCGGGACGACCGTCGACTTCACCAGCATCGGCAACGCCCTGCAGGGCGCAGCGCGCGAGGTTGAGCGATACGATCAGGCCCGGAAACAGGCCGACGATCAGGTTGCCGCGCGGGAGGTCGAGGCGAGCCAGCAGACCTGGGCGCTGGACGCCGGTCTGAGGGCGGAGGCCTATGACGGGCGGGATCCGGGTTATGCCGAGCGCGAGCTGGCGGCGTTCGACGCCCATGTTGCGCCGCTGCTGGCGCGGGAAGATGTTTCCGACGGGGTGCGAGACAGCCTGACCCGGCAGACCCGCGACCTTCGCGTCCGCGTCGGGGCGCAGGCCATAGCGACCGAGGTCCAGACGCGGGGCCGCCGATCGGCGGCGGACCGGGATGCGGCGGACCAGGCGGCGGCCGTCCAGGCGCTTATGGCGTTTCAGAAGGATTTCGATACGCGCGAGGATGCGCGGCGTCAGGCCTGGGACGGCGCCACGCCGGGGTTCGCCGACGGCTTGATGAGCGATTTCACGGCCGCGCAGGAAACGGTGCTGACCGACCTGCCGCCGAACGTCGCGGACCGGTTGCGGCCCATGCTGCTGTCGAAACAGGCGACGCTGCAGGCGCAGGCCATGGCGGCCGAGGACGAGGGCCGGGACGCCGGCACCATGACGACGGTGTCGCAGGGTCTGCAGGATCTGGTGAACCGCGCGCGTCGGGATCCTGCGGTGGCGCAGCGGTTCGACGCCGAGGCCGCGCCGATCCTGGCCGCCGCCCCTGCGAGCCTGCGATCAAAGCTGGCGCTGGAAGGACGTCAGGCGGCCATGGATGCGGCGATCGCCAGTCGCATCGAGGCCGGAGAGTACGACGCGGTCGAAAAGGAAATCGAGGCCGGGGCCTATGACTGGATGGACACCCGCCAGATCGAGCGCGCCCGCGATGCGGTCAAGAGCGCCCGCGCGAACGGCGTCATCGAAGACGCTCAGGCGGCGGCGGATCTGGAAGCCCAGGTCCCGGCCGACATCCGCAACATCCTGACCGGCGGCCAGCCGGACGCCGGGCTGGTGACGCGCGCGCGGCTGATCGGCGGCGACGCTTTGGCCGTGTCGGTCCAGACGGACCAGCAGGCGGCCCTGTCGGTGCGGCCGTTGATGGCGCGAATGCGGACCATGACGGCCGATCAGGTTGCGTCGGAGCTGGAGCGGCTGCAGGGCGAGGCGAAGACGGCCGTGGGCGCGCGTGCGCTGGAGCTGGCCGGCGAGATGATCCAGCAGGATCGCCGGCTGAGAACCGATCCGGCGGCGTGGGCGGCGACGCCCGTGGGGCCGGGCGACCGTGTGGCCGAGGGGGTGCGCGACCGCTGGCGCGCCTTCTCTGCAAAGCCGTCGGCCGAGACCGCCCAGGCCTATGCCCGGGCCACGCTGACGGCCCAGACCAGCGGCGGGATCCCGTCGCGGTCGCACAGGGTGCTGGACAGCGCCACGGCCGAGGCGTGGGTGGGGCAGCTGGACGCGGACGGCGCGCCGGCCGAGGCCCTGGCCGCCCTTGGCGCGCGCGCGGCGCTGTTCGGCGGTTTGCAGTCCGCTGTGCTGAGGGAGCTGCAGCAGGCGGGGCTGAAGCCGGCCGACCTGGGCGCCCTGACCGCCTATGCCTCCTCGCCCTCTCGCCTTGCCCAGTACGCTCGGGGCCGGAACATTCCCCCGACGACGGCCGTGCCCGAGAAGGCGACCCGCGACGATCTGGACAGCGGTCTGCGCGAGGCCATGGGGCCCTATATGGCGGCGCTGGGCAGCGAGCGCGGCGGACCGGCGGCCGTCGAGGCGGCCAAGGTGCTGGCCTATGGGATGGTGTCGCGCGGGGCGACGGTCGCGGATGCGGTGAAGACCGCGACCGCGCCAATGGTCGACGCCTATGATTTCGAGGACACTTGGGCCTTGCCGACCTCGTCCGGTTTCGAGGTCCGGCCGGTGCGAGAGGGCGCGCGCGAGGTGGTGCGGGGCTTGATCGAGCGCGACGGCGCCAACCTGTATGCGCCGCCCAGCACGCGCTACACGCCCGAGCAGAGCCGCCGGCTGTATGCCGACAGGGTCCGCGAGGCGGCGACCTGGCGGAACATGGCCGATGACAGCGGCGTCGAACTGGTGATCCCCGACGCCCAAGGCCGGAACGTGCGCGTTCGGGGGGCGGACGGCCGCGACGTGACCCGGACGTGGGAGCAGCTGGCGCGCACGCGGCAGGCCGGACGCAGCGGCCGCTTCGGCTTCAACTAGGGCGTTCCGTCCACCCCCCGTTTCGGCAGGGGGATCCTGTCGCCATGCAAGATCCGTTTCGCCAGAACGCTCAGACCGCGTCGGACGCCGACCTGACGGCGCTGATCGAGACGGGCGAGGTTTCGGCGCGCGAGGGCCGCCGCGCCCTGTTCGAGGAGAGCCAGGTCACCGACCGCGTGCTGGGCTTCATCCAGTCGGACAACCGGCGCGCCTTCGATGATCAGCAGGCCCGGGTCTTCGGCGAGCAATACGCCAACCGCCTGACGCCGGAGCAGGCGAATGAGCGCTATGGCGTCGAGGGCCATCTGAAGTTCGACGAACCGGTGAATGAGACCCGTGCGGCCGAGATGAACCGGCAGGCGACGTTGCGTCGCTTCCGCGAGGAGACGGCCGCGCGGGCCGATCTGAGCGCGCTGGACAGCATCGGGGCGTCGGTGATCGGCGGCGCCACCGATCCGGTTATGCTGCCGACCTGGTTCATCGGCGGCGGATCGGCGGCCGTGCGCGGCCTGGGCGTCGCGGCGCAAGGGTCGCGAGGCGCGAATATCGCCCGTGGCGCGGCCGTGGGCGTAATCGACGGCCTGGCCGGGGGCGTCGCGGCCGAGACGATCAACGCCGGCGCGCGGTTGAGCACCGGCGAGGACTACACCGGCGGCGACGCCTTGAGGAATATCGTCTTCGGGACGGCGCTGGGCGGGGTGATCGGCGGCAGCGTCGGGGCCGTTGCGCCGACGCGAGCGCCCGCCGCGCGGCGCACGGGATCCGCCGCGCGGGTCGCGGATTTGATCGGTGAGGCCGCCCGCCGTCGGGGCGAGAACCCCGCGACAGCCCTGCGCATCGCGGAGATCGAGAGTGGCCTGGACCCGCGAGCGGACAATCCGGCCAGTTCGGCCTCGGGCGTGTTCCAGTTTCTGACTGGCAGGGGCAGCGCATGGCGGCGGATGGGCGGCGGCGATCCGTTCGACGCCAGCCTGAACGTCAGCCGCGGCATCGACCTGCTGGCCGAGAACCGCACCGGCCTGCGCCGCCAGCTGGGGCGCGAGCCGCAGGAGTGGGAGCTGTATCTGGCCCACCAGCAGGGCCAGGGCGGTGCGTTCGAGTTGCTGCGCGATCCGAACCGTCCGGCGGTCGACGCCCTGAGGGCGGCCGGCGTGGCCGATCCGGATGCGGCCATCCGCCTGAACGGCGGGCGGGCCGACATGACGGCCGGGCAGTTCGCCGGGAAGTGGCGGCGCAAGTTCGGCCAGGGCGGCGACCAGTCGGGGGCGTCGATCGAGGACCTGACCCCGCCCCGCCCTCCTCGCCCGACCGACGGCCTGACCGACAACGAGCGCGTGGGGGCGTTCACCGAAAGCCTGGAAGCCATCGCGGCGGACGCGCCGGTCGATCTGGGCGCCATGCTGGCGCGCAACGGTCTGGACGCGCTGGACGAGGCCAGCGCCGTGCCGTCGATCCGGGGGCGCTGGCTGGAAGCCGATGCGGCGGTGACGCGGCGCGGGTCGGAGATTCCGGTGCGGTTCGCCGTCGTCGAGCTGGGCGACCTGAAAACCAGCCACACCGACGACCTGTACCCCGAGGCCGCCTATCCCGCCGCCTTGCAGCCGCGCGACCGGGCGCGTGCGGGGTCGCAGGCCGAGAACTATAATCTCGAGCGGGATCTGAACCCCGCCCTGCTGATGCGCGACAAGGCCGCGTCGGGGGGCGCGCCGATCGTCAGCCCGGACGGACTGGTCGAGAGCGGCAACGGACGGACCATCGCCCTGAGGCGCAGCGCCATGACCGGGACGGACGCGTGGGGCCGGTACCAGGCCGAGCTGGCGCGGCAGGGGATCGACACGGCGGGGTTCGAGCGGCCGGTGCTGGTGCGGATGCGGTCGGAGCCGATGACGGGCGCCGGGCGGGCGGACATGGCGCGGGAGCTGAACGTCAGCCAGACCGAGGGCTTCAGCCCCGTGGAGCAGGCGAAGGCGGATGCGCGGCGGCTGGACGCCGACACCCTGGGCCTGATCGACGGCGACGACGCCTTCGCCGCCGGCAACCGGCCTTTCCTGAAGGGGTTCGTATCCCGGGTGGCGCCGAACGACGCCAACGCCTTGACCGACGCGGCCGGGGCGCTGAGCCTGTCGGGCAAGGCCCGGGTGCAGGCGGCGCTGGTACAGCGCGCCTATGGCGACGAGGCGCTGACGGCGGCGCTGTTCGAGACGGCCGACGCCAATGTGCGCGGCATCGGTCAGGCCCTGGCCGACGCCGCCCCCGCCTGGGCGCGGATGCGGGCCGAGGCGCCGGCCGGGCTGGACATCACCGAGAACCTGACGGGCGCGGTCGCCCTGGTGCGGGAAGCGCGGGCGTCGCGCATGAGCGTGGGCGAGCTGTTCCGCGACCGGCTGGGCCAGACGGACATGTTCGGCGGCGAGGCGATCAGCCCCGAGACCGAGGCTCTGATCCGGCTGATGTTCCGCGACGAGGCGATGACGAAGCCACGCGCGGCCGACCGGATCGCCGAGGCCCTGAAAGACTATGCCCGAGGCGCGGCCGCGACGCCCGCCGGACCCGATCTGTTTGGAGTTCAACCCGATGGCCGCGCCTTCCTCGAAACCCTCCGCAACCGCTACGCCCTTGCCGAAGGCGAAGGGCAAAGGGGCCTCGCCTACGCCGGCGGAACAGAGCCCGCCTGGACGACGCGAGAGGCTGAACCTGCTGGCCTCGACCTTCGACCGGCTGAACCCGTCGTCGAACGACCCGGCGGAGCGAGCGAACGGCAAGGCGATCGCGCACCGGCTGCGGACGTTGGCGGCCGGCTGACACCGGAGGCCCGGCTGGCCGCGCTCATCGCCGACGATCCGGAGCTGAAGGCACTGCTGGCGGACACCGAGGCGCTGGCGCAGGCCAACGGCATCGACATGCCAACGTTCGACAAGTCCACAGAACCGTCCACCGTGGCGGAGGCGATCCGCGCGGCCGCCTTCTGCCTTGCGTCCGATCTTGTCGCATGACGGGCACTTTGGTGGACGTCATGAAAATTGTTAACGCCCCCGCAACCCTCGCCGCCGTGGTCGTCGTCCCCGATCAGGTCCAGTTCGACTGTCCCGCCTGCGACGTAACGCACATGCTGACGCGGAGCCTCGACTTCGCCGAGGACGCGGACGGCGTGCAGCGCATCCGCGAGCCCGGCGGGTTCGAATGCGACTGCGGCGTCCTGATCCACGCCGACTTCGTCATCACCCTGCAGCCCCCGAAGCCCTGACATGACCCGCGCCTGCCACCAGACCGTTCGCATGGCGACAGGCGACGCCTTCACGGACGAACAGATCGACGACGTGCTGGATCGACTGTTGCGCAAGGCGCAGCGGCGAGGCGAGGCCTTCGACAAGGCGGCCATGACCGAGGCGGCGGGCGAGTTGACGAAGGAGCGGCTGCTGGAGAGCCTGGCCGAACGGCGGCTGAAGATCGCGTCGCAGCGGGCCAGCGCCAACTTCGACGCCCTGCTGGCCGGGATGGGCGATGCTGTCGGGGACGAGGCCGACAAGCTCAAGGCGTTCAACGTCGGCAGCGAGAAACAGGGGCTGGGCGGGTCCTTCAGCGTCGACGCCGAGGGCCGGGCCCGGACCGTGGCCCTGTGGGGCGATGTCGAACGGGGCCTGAGAGAGGCGGACCTGCTGGAGCGGATGAGCGGGTTCGGCGTCGACCATGATTTCGAGCGCGCCGTGGGCCGCGAGATGGCGCGGCTGAACGGGCAGGACATCCCCCCGACCGGCGACGCCGACGCCCTGAAGGTCGCCGAGATCCTGAACGCCGCGACCGAGAAGGGTCGGCTGATGCAGAACGACGCCGGGGCGTGGATCGGTCGGATCGAAGGCTATATCGCCCGGCAGGCCCATGATCGGCTGAGGGTGGCGGGCGGCTTCTGGCGCGAGTTCCAGGCCGGGGGGCTGGGCGCCATCAAGGACATGAAGGGCGCCAGCCTGAGGGCCAGCCGCCGCGCGTTCCGAGAGTGGCGCGATTTCACCCTGCCCAAGCTGTCGGACAAGACGTTCGAGGGGATCGAGGCGCGCGACCTCGACGAGGGCTGGCTGGACGACGCCAAGGCCCTGCAGGCCAGCGGGGCGATCGACGACGCGACGAACGTGCGCGAGGTCATGATGTACCGGATGTGGTTCGACATCGTGTCGGGCAAGTCCGAGATCCTGGGCGGGGCCGACGACATCGGGGATTTCCGCCCCCCAGCGTCCAAGGCGCGCAGCGTGTCGAAACACCGGGTCATGCACTTCAGCCATCCGGACCAGTGGTACGACTATCACCAGCGGTTCGGCCGCGGCTCTATGCTGGCCAATGTCATGGGCGGGCTGGAACGGGCGGCCAAGAACGCGGCCCTGATGAACCGCTGGGGGCCGTCGCCCGACGCCATGTTCGCAAACAAGGTGGGCGAGTTGCACGCGGCGGCGCGCAGCCGGGGCGACAGCGGCGCGGCGGACCGGCTGATGAGCGCGCAGCGACGGGCCGAGTTCGAGGAGATGACCGGGGCGGGATCCGCGCCAGAGAACCTGAGGCTGGCCATCATCGGGCGGTCGATCCGCGTCCAGCAGTCGCTGGCCAAGCTGGGTGGGATGGTGCTGTCGGGCCTGTCGGACACCAGTCTGGCCGCCCAGGTGATGAAGCGGGCGGGCGCCGGCTATCTGGACGGCTATTCCGGGGCGTTCAAGGGCATCGTCCGGTTGCAGGGCGCGGAGGGCAAGGCGGCGGCGGACCTGCTGGACGTGGGCGCGCGATCGGCCGCGGCGCACATGACCGGCCGCTTCCATGCGGCGGACGGTCCGCTGGGGTGGGCCGCATCAGCGCAACGGCTGTTCTACAAGGTCAATCTGTTCGAGGCCTGGTCGGACGGTCTGAGGCGCGGGGTGGCCGAGATGTATTCGGCGCATCTGGGGGCCGAGGCCTCGAACCCGTGGGCGTCGCTGAACGCCGGGACGCGCGAGACGCTGGAACGGTACGGCATCGACGCCGACGACTGGGAGCTGGCGCGACGCGGCCTGATCGCGCCAGAGGCCGCCCGGCCGGAGGCGAAGTCGTTGAGGCAGACCGCCGGGGCCGTCGCGGACAACGCGGAGCCTGAAGGCCGCCGCTACTGGACGTTCGAGGCCCTGGACGGGATCACCGACCGGGACCTGCTGAAGCGGGCCGGCCTGACAGGCAAAGACGCCACGGCCGAGGGCGCGCGCCGGGTGCGCGAGGACCTGCGCCTCAGATTTCAGGCCATGGTCGGCGGCGTGCTGGACGACGCCCTGACCGAGGCGCGGGCGCGCGAGCGTGTGGCGATCACGCGCGGAACCCGGCCGGGCACCGTCTGGGGCGAGGCCGTGCGGGCGATGACGCAGTTCTGGAGCTTCAGCGCCGCGATCATGGGCCGCCACGTCGTCCCGGCGGCGGGCGGCTATGCGGGCCAGAAGCCTGTCGCCCTTCTCGCCCACGTCATCGTGGCCAGCACCCTGCTGGGCTATGCCTCGCTGCAGGCCAAACAGATCGTCAAGGGCCGCGAGCCGCGCGGCTTCATGGACGAGGACGGCAAGTTCCAGGGCGGGGACCTGTTCATCGCCAGCCTGCTGCAAGGCGGCGGGCTGGGCATCTATGGCGACCTGCTGTTCGGCGAGGCGAACCGGAACGGACTGGGCTTCACCGTCGGGTCGATGATGGGGCCCAGCATCGGCGAGCTGGAGCGGCTGATGTCCATTGTCCACCTGACCACGCGCGGGGATCCCGACGACATCAAGGACATCCCGGCCAAGCTGATTGGAGCGGCCAAGGCCAATATCCCGCTGATCAACCTGTTCTATACCCGGGCGGCGCTGGACTATCTGGTGTGGTTCCGGCTGCAGGAGGCGGCGTCGCCGGGCAGCGTGAAGCGGTACGAAAAGCGGGTCGAGAAGGCCGAGAACGCCCGGTTCTTTATCAGCCCCAGCGAAGCGATCGGGGCGGACTAGCCGTCGGGCAGCGCCGCGCCCGTCCACCCCCCGTTGCGCCCGCGTGACGGTAGGGCATGACCACGACCGCCGCGCCGTCCATTTCGACGTTTACGCTGACCGGGACGGCCACCGGCCCGTTTCCCACGGGCTGGACCTATGCCGACCCTGCGGACGTGGTGGCGACCGTTCTTGTGGAGGGCCGGGAAGGTCCGGCCCTCAGCCCGGTCAGCGACTATCTCCTGACAGCCAGCGATCCCCTGACCGGCGGCGGAACGGTCAATCTGTACGGCGCGGCGGTGCCTGTTGGCGGCTGGACCGCTGGATCGGTGCTGGTGCTGGCTCGCCGGACGGCTCGCCGTCAATCGCTCGCCCTGCCGGATACACAGGGCTTCAAGCCGCGGGCCATGGAGCGGGCGCTGGACCGCCTGACGCGGATCGCCGAAGAGGATCGGGACATCCTCGGCCGCTCACTCCTTCTGCCGCAAGGCGAGACGGCGGCCGCCTTGCCGTCCCTGGATGCCCGCAAGGGCCGGTTCTTCGCCTGGGACGCGGGCGGCCAGGCGTTTGCGGCCGAGGGCGCCGTAGGCGGCCTGCCGGTGTCGCCGTTCTTCGCCGAGGCCTTGACGGCGCTGGACGGGCCGTCTGCGCGCGAGGCGCTGGGGGCGACGCAGGAAGAGATCCTTTATCAGCGCGATGCGCCCGGATCCTTTCCGGCGCCGGTGCAGCTGAAGCTGCAACAGCAATACGAGATCACAGACTTCATCGACCGGCAGTACTGGGCCGCGATCCGCAACTGGGGCGATGTTCCTACGTCGGTCTTCGAGACGGCGTGGGCGGCGGCCAAAGCCGACCTGCCGACGGAAACATCGTTCTTCAACGTCCAGTGCGGACGTATCCGCTTTCCTGAAGGCCGGTTCCGATTTTCATCGGCCATCGGCGTCACCGGCGCGTTTCACATCCGGGGCGACGGCGAGGGCACTGAAGTCCGAACGACCCATCCGAGCAATCACGTTTTCGACGTTTCGTCCTACTTCGCCGAGATCCACGACCTTCGTATCAGCGCAGCAGTGGCCCGGACGGGCGGTCGTTATGTCCGGCTGCGGAACGGTCTGGCGCCCCGCTTCGTCATGTCGAACCTCCTCGCCCAAGACCCGCATCACTTCTTCATCTGCGAGGGCGACGCGGATCCGAACATCCACCTCAGCGTCATCTACATGGAGGATATCACCGTCCGGGACGGAAAGCCCGGAGCGACGCTGTTCCAGTTCGACAGCGGCCTGGCGGTGTCGATGGTCGAGGTCCTGACCGAAAACAGTCTTGCGGCCCGACCGGCCCATGCCCTTCGCCTTCGCAACTGTGGCGACCTGAACATTCGCGATTGTCAGTTCATCGGCGCGGACGTGGATGTCCTGATTGATCCCGGCCCCGGGCAGGAAGTGAACAGCCTGACCAGCTCAGGCACCTATTACGACAATCCGGGCTATGCCGGGATCCATCTGAAGGCGGCGGGCGGCAAGATCAACGGCGCCGTCTTCCGGGGCGACTGGACCTCGTCGGCCTCCACGGGCTACGGCGTGAAAGCCGAGACGAGCGGCGGCGGCTCGATCAACGGGCTGGCCATCGTTGACCACCAGTCTCACCTGAACGCCCAGGACGGGTTCAACCTGTCGGGCGCGATCACCAAGGCAAAGATCTCGGGTTGGGCGGCGCAGAACGCAGGGACCGGTGTCGCCCTCGTCGGTGCTCTGGACGGCGTCGACATGGACGTGGTCTGCGGGCCGTGGCGCGGTCTCAACGGCAACGGCGTGGGTGTCTATATCGACGCCGGAAACAATCATTATCGCGTCCGGGGGGACCTGCGCGGAAACCTGACGACGAACATCATCAACGGAGCCCCCGCCGCCGCGAGCAAGGAAGTCTCTGCATGGCTGTCGTAACCAACCGTCAGATGCGCTTCGATCGCATACTCGAGATGGAACAGCGCCTGAGGGCCGCCGCCAGCGAGCCGTCTCCGCCTGAGCCCGTGCGGGCCGACGGCGTGCTGCTGGCGAACGATGTCGCCGTCGCGATCGTGCACGGCTTCGCGGGCGACATGGGGCCCCGCGGCGAAACCTTCGTGCCCGGAGACTGGAGCGGCGCGATCATGGGCCGGCCCCTGCCCTGGCCACGGTGGGTCCGTGATCGACTGCTGGCGCAGCGGGTGGACCCCTATCTGACCAACGCGCCTCGTTTCGCCGACCTGAGCCCTGAGCGACAGTCCGAGCTTCTGGCTTACAGAGCCGCTCTGCTGAGCTGGCCAGACGACGCGCCGAACCCGGCGACCGCGCTATCGTCCGAGCCGCCCGCACCCGACTGGGTGAACTGAGCCGCCAGGGCCCGGACCTTGGCGTGATCGTGACTAAAGACGACGTCCAGGCCCCGGGTCTGTTCGATGCGCCAGGCCAGGGCGTAGAAGTCAAAGTCGCTCTCGGCGATCCTCAGCTCGCCGTCCTCGACCCATGCGGCGAGGCCGAACGTCTGGCGAAGATAGTCGATCATGTCCCGGAGCGGCAGGCGACGGTTCCAGTTCAGCGACCAGGTGTTGATCTCGGCGATGACTAGGGGAGCGCCTTCCAGCAGCGCCCGCGCGCCGCCCCGCAGGACGTCGATCTCCCAGCCCTCGACGTCGATCTTGACCATGTCGATGCGCGGAAGCGCCAGGGCGTCGAACGTCGCGTCCAGAGTAGTCATCGGGACCATGGGCGCGCCGGGCTGAACATGGCTGGCGCAGGCGCTGGCCCCCTCATGGAACCCGGCCTCGCCCCCCTCGGCGCCCATGCAGGCCTGGACGATCGTCAGGCGCTCGCCGAACCCGGCGCGCAGGGCGGTGCGGCCTAGGCAGACCCGTGCGCGGGGTGACGGCTCCACGGCGACGATGCGGGCACGCGGCAGGGCGGCCGCCGTCATGCTGACGGTGACGCCGATATTGGCGCCGATGTCGACGACGATCGCGTCATGACGCATCGTCTTCAGCGCCGCCGGGATCAGGCGGTTCTCTCGCGCGAACTCCTGGGCGTTCTGGAAATAAGGGTCGGTCTCCTCGCCGCACACGGCGAACAGAAACCCCTCTGCCTCGACCGCCTTGACGCCAATCCTTGCCGACATCGCCCGCCCTCCCTGACGTCGTCTCCTCGAAGACCGGAGGAGTCTAGGTCCGCGAACGCTTCCCCGTCCACCCCCTGCCGAACGCCGGTCATGGTGGGGCATGGCCTGGAAGACGACCTTTCTGCATCTGTGGGACATGACGCGCCACGCGGTCGAGCCGTTCGTGCCGGGCGTGCTGGGCGCGCTGGTAGGGCAGTTCATCCGCCCCGGCCTGGGGATGCGTCAGCGTTTCGTCCAGTGGACCGTGGGCGTGATCGTCTTCCACTTCGTCAGCGGCGCGCTTCTGGCCCTGACCGACTGGCCCGACGCAGTCGGCGACGTGATCGGCTTCTTCGTCGCCTTCCTGGCCTTCGAGGCCCTGCACGCCTGGCAGAAGGCCGCGATCGAGGCCGGCGCATCCGCGATCAAGGACACCGGCGCCGTGTGGCGTCAGCTGATGCAGGGCTGGGCCGCCCGCATCGGCGCGGCCAAGGCCGATCCTGTTCCCCCGACAACCGAAGGAGAAGGCTGATGCCGAACCTGTCGAAGGCGTCGCGCGCCAAGCTGGTGGGCGTTCATCCGGCGCTGGTCGCCGTGATCGAACGGGCGATCCTGACCACGCCTGTGGATTTCCGCGTCACCGAGGGCCTGCGCACCGTCGAGCGGCAAAAGCAGCTGTTCGCCGCCAAGGCGACGCAGACGATGAACAGTCGGCATCTGACCGGCCACGCCGTTGACGTAGCCGCCCTGGTGGGCGGTCAGGTCCGCTGGGATTGGCCGCTGTATCCGCGCATCGCCGGAGCGATCAAACAGGCCGCGCTGGAGCTGTCGACGCCCATCGTCTGGGGCGGCGACTGGAAGACGCTGAAGGACGGCCCACACTTCGAGCTGGACCGGAAGGTGTACTCGTGAGCGGCCCCAGCTTCTCCAAGTTCTCGCCCTGCTGCACCTGCTCTTGGGCCCTCAACGAACAAACCGGGGTTTGCTTCTGCCTCGGATGTGGCGAGCCGGACGTCTCTTCCGGCACTCAAGAAGGAGCTACCTCAATGACAGATGCTTTGAGAGTATCCGACGACGAGGCCGCCAAGGTCGCCGTCGCCCTGCGTGTCACCCTCGACGACGTGGAAGGCAAGGTCGACCGCGAGCAATACCATGTGTTCGATGACGTCCTGACGGTCTGCGTTCTCACGACCAAGACTGGCTTCACCGTCACTGGCGAAAGCGCGTGCGCCTCGCCGGAGAACTTCAATCAGGAACTGGGCAAGAAGTTCGCGCGCGAACAGGCCATCCGCAAACTCTGGGGCTTCGAGGGCTACGCCCTTCGTGAGCGCCTGGCGCAGGCGGTTTAGAACCATGACCGTCGCCGCGATCCTCGCCACCCTCAAGGCCGGGCGAAAAGTGCTGACCTTCGCGGTCGTGCTGATCGCGGCGGCGAGCTGGTATGTCCAGGCCCAGCTGACCGCGCATCGCGAGCGCGACCTGCTGACCCGCGCCGAGAAGATCTGCGCCGCCACGGCCGGAACGACCCCTGCCGAACCCTTCGTTGTCGCCAGGCGCGGCGACTGGGGCGTGGCCTGTCTGGACCGGGTCGCCGATCTGGCCCTGTTCCGCGCCCAGACGGTCGAAGGCAGCCTCTCTGAAGCCGTCAGCGCCATGGAAGCCCGCGAGGGCAAACAGGCCACCGACGCCGCCCTGGCGGCCGCCATGGCCGCACGAACCAACGACACCCTGAAACGAATGGAGGCGGCCGATGCGGCAGTCGAGAACGATCGCGTCGGCCCTGGCTGGGCTGCTGCTGTCAACGACCTTGGCGGGTTGCGCTAGCGATCCCGTCGCGACCCCGGTTCCCGAGCCGGTCGTGGTTGTGCGGACGGTGCGCGAGACGCCGCCGGCCGAACTGACCCGCTGTCCCGTCGCCGTCGACGGCCTGCCCCGCGAGGGCGGCGCCGTGATCCCGCCCGCCTGGCGCGCCGGGATCCAGCGGCTGGCCAAGAGCCGGGGCGACATCGCCAACCAACTGAACCGCCTTATCGCCTGGTCGACGGGCACGCCCTGCGAAGGATCCTGACCCATGCCCGCCGCCCGCTATGACAAGTCGAAATCCTCGACCCGCGCCTATGACTGGTCGATCGCCCAGAAGGTCGCGTTCGCCGGGGCCTCGGCCCCGAGCGCGGCGATCGACGCCGTCGAGGTCATGCTGCGCCCCAGCGCCCGGTGCTTCGTCGCGGTGGGCGCCAACCCTACGGCGGCCGACGCGGCCGGCTCGATACCGCTGGAAGCCGGGGAAAGCTTCCACCTGCAAATGACCCCGGGCGACAAGGTCGCGGTTATCCAGTCCACGGGCGCCGGCGCGCTGTACATCCTGCCGGTCGCCTGATGCAGCTGGGCGTCGGCAACGTCGGTCGCGGTGTCGGCCGGCCCGGCACGTCCGCCCCTTCCACGGGCGGTGGGGGGCCGCCGCCTGATCCGGGCGGCTCTGTGCTGCTCGAAACGGGGGACATCCTGCTGCTGGAAAGCGGCGACAAACTGCTGATGGAATAGACCTATGGCCGACACCAAGATTTCAGCCCTTACTGCGGCGGCCGCCCTATCAGGCACAGAGGCCTTCCCCGTCGTGCAGGGCGGCGTGACAAAGAAGACGACGCCCGAGGCCATCAAGACGTTCCTCGGAACGGTGAAGGGCAACCTGACGGCCACGGCCGCTCCGACGGCGGCGGACGATTCCGCCGCGGGTTATGCAGTCGGATCGCGATGGCTGAACACTGTGACCGCCGAGATGTGGACCGCCCGCGTAGTCACTCCGGGCGGTGCGGTGTGGGTCAAGGAAGACCTTGCCGACCATCCCGGCTACATCTCCGGCAACTGGTATCACGGCAATATCGGCATGTCGCTCGCGGCGGGATCCGCTTTGGCCGCCAACGCCATTCGCTCGATCCCGTTCGTTCTGAAAAGTCGCGTGACGATCAGCCAGCTTGCCGCGCGGATCACCACGGCTGCGGCGGCGGGCAACCTGCAGCTCGCTATCTATGCGAACAACCCGCTGACCGGCACGCCGACAGGCCCAGCGCTCGCGACGACAGCCAGCCAGTCGACCGCCGCCACTGGGCCGTTCACTCTGCCTCTTCTGGCGAACGCGACGCTGGAGGCGGGCGTGTACTGGCTGGCTGCGAACGCAGATAACTCGACGGTCGTGTGCCAGGCCTACGCGGCCGCCCAGGTCGTCGCCGGGTTTCTTGTTGGCAGTCCCAACCTGACGGACATCACGGGCGCCGCCACCACGGCCGCGCTGGTCATGTCGCTGGGCGCCCAAACCTTCGGAACATGGCCCGACCTCACGGGGCAAACATTCACACGGGTAGGCGCGAACTCTTGCGCGATCCCCATCTTCAAGGTGGCCTAAGTGACCCAGATCATCGCCGAAATCCCCACCCTTGGTCTGGTGTCGATGCTCGGGAGCGCCGGGCAAGAGAGCGCCATCTTCGCCGCGATCCTGGACCCGCAAGATCGGATCGCCTTCTTCGCGGCGCCAACGATCATGTCGAACGATGCCCGCATCGCCGCCATCGCCAACGAGACCTATTTCACCGTCAACGAGTTGATCGCGCCCTTTGGCGGCAATGAGGACGTGTGAGCAGCTGGCTCTGGCAGCGGCTCCTTGAGCCCCCGCTTTCCGTCTTCGTCCTGTGCGCGGTCTTCGGTGCGGGCGCCGTCGTCAACGCCGGGTCCTCTCTCGTGGACGCAATCCGCCGGCCGGCCTGACCCCAGCGCCCCTAAATCGATCGATTCCCCCTCAAACCTTGGAGAAGACCCATGCTCTACCGCAAGAAACCCGTCGTCATCACCGCGATCACCTTTGACGAGCTGGCCGAACATGGCCGCCTTTCGGGCGCGGCCCAGCACAACGGCATGCCATGGTCGTTCGAATACGGCGGCCATCCGGTGACGCACGAAAACGACGACTGCTATCTGATCCCTACGCTCGAAGGTACGATGCGGTTCGACCGTGGCGACATGCTGATCACCGGCGTGAAGGGCGAGATCTATCCGTGCAAGGGCGACATCTTCGCCGCGACTTACGAACCGGCTTAGCCGTGACTTGGACCGAATGGCGCGGGTCGTTCGACGGTCGCCCAGCCCTTTTGATTAAGCGGCTGGCGACGTTCCTCGGCTGCGTCGTTCAGGTCCACAAGTTCGTTCGTGCTGATGATCTAGGCTGCTACCACAACCACCCGGCGTGGGCCGTCCGCCTGATCCTTTGGGGCGGCTATCGCGAAGAACTGAGCGACGGCCGTGTCATCGACTGGCGGCCGGGGCGGTTCGGCATCGTCGCGCCGCATCTGGAACACCGCATCCATTCCCTGCTTAACGGTCGGTCGTCGTGGTCTCTCTGGCTCCGAGGCCCGAAGGTCGCGCCGATAAAACTGCGCGGATACTGACCCCTCCGCCCCTACATCATCGGAGGGGCCTAGCGGTCCTGGCTTCCGGACTGGCTGCGCATCTCGACCGCCGCGCGCACCTCGTCGGTCCAGCGCATGGCGCGCCATGACCCTCCCTTGATCGACCGGACCTCGAACAGGATCCGGCCGGTGCAGCGTTCGTCGTCGCCATAGGCCCAGACCTTGCACCGGGGATGCTTGCCCCACAGGACCATGTCCGGCCCGGCGATCGCCACCATGTGGTTCAGGTCGGTGTGAAGAGAGATGCGACAGCGCCCGCAGGTCGCGCGCACGGTCCAGCCTATGGCGCGGATCTCGGCCACGGTGATGGCCTGCATCGCCATGGGCGGAAAGCTGACGGTGTCGGGATTGCGCGCTCCCATGGATGATCTCGATACAGGCGCCGACCCGCGCGGGGTCTTGCGCCGGGCGAGGGCGAGAAGCAAGAACGGAAAGAGAACATCAACAGCCGCGAAGGTGTAAAGTCACCTTGGTGACTTGGCGGAAGTCACCAACGTTCTGGATGCGTTCGGATGACCCCGGGGGAAAACAGCCAAAAAACAAGGCGGTAGATGGTACGTCCTCTCGGGCTCGAACCGAGGACCCTCTGATTAAAAGTCAGATGCTCTAACCAACTGAGCTAAGGACGCGCCGTGGGGTGCGGGGCTTTTGTTGCATCGCGGCCTGTCGGTCAAGTCT